CTAGCCGGTGACGCGCTCGAGCAGCACCTCGTAATGGTGGAGCCGTCCGCCGATGCTATGCGGCTCAGGCTCCCCTACGACCTTGTACTCGACGCCGGAGACAGTGACGGTGCTGGTCGCCGTCATCGTCAGCTTGCGCGGGTAGAACAGACGAAACCGGGTGATGACCTGATCGCGGGTGCCGTTGTCGGTCTCAGCGCCACTCAGGGGCCGCAGCTCTCCCCGGAAGGTGACAGACCGGGGCGGTAGCACGATCTCGTTTCCGAAGTCGTCGTACTCACCCGAAGGGCCACCCGGAACGGTCGTCGTGACCTTCGTGTGAAAGATCATCGCGTCCGCCGGCGATAGCGGTTCAGCACGAACAGCTCGGGAAGCGTCCACCCCTGGAAGCCGTCCGTCTGCACGCCACCGACCGTGACGCGCAGCTGCTCAGGGTTAGCGACGAGACGAGCGGTCGCCGTGGTGATGACGGCGTCGATCTCATCGGCTGCGACGCCGGAGAAGCCGTTACCGCGCGTGTACGAGCGCGCCAGCGCGGTAATGATCGTGACGGACTGCCCCGCCAGGGCGACGAGCTCGGCGTCGTCGCCCTGGCCGAGAAAGTCGGCTACGTCCTGACCGGTGACCATCAGGCCGGCGTGATGCCCGTGAGCGTGACGATCGCCTGCGGGTTCATCGGTGCCGCGTCGTAGCGAGCGACAACACGAATGGCCTGCTGGTCGAAGTCGGCGTAACGCTCGGTGAGGACCTTCACGGACGGCGCGGCGTCGCGGGCAACGGCGATCTGCGAGAAGTCGACGAGCGCAGCGCGGCCCGTGGACGACGACCCGCCCGTGTCCGGCACGCGACCGGAGACGACGACCGGAGCACCGAACAGGCGGAAAACACCGTCGAGCGTCGGGTCGGGCTGGAGCATGTAGCGGCCGTCGCCGTCCTTGAGCTTGCGGAGGCTGACGAACTCGCGGGGGGTCATAACCCACTTGAGCGCGGTCATGTTCACGTTGGCACTCAGCGCCTTGCCCCAGGCGTCGAGCAGCGCGTCGAGGGTGAGCTTGCCGGCGACGGCGACGTTCTGCACGCCGCTGTAAGCGAACAGGCCCTTGGGGGTCGTCACGCCGTCACCACCTGCCGAGAGGAGCTGGGTGTCGATCTTGGACGCGACGTCGGTGACGAGACGTTCCTGCAACGCCGCGTCGAGGCTGACGACGGACTGACGGGCGAGCTCGTTGGAGTAGCGGGTGATGACCTTGACGGACTTCATCGTCGAGGGGAGCAGCTGGATCTCGTCGAAGTCGACGTCCTTCTCGGTGATCTGCTCGTTCTCGCCGATCCAGTCGGGGTTCGTCGCGCCGCCGAGCTTGGGGATACGAACCGGCGACGCCGAGTCGAAGATGCGCGGGCCTGCCGCGAGGAAGATGGACGCCGTTTCGAGGGGCTTGACGAGGACGTTCTGAACCTGAGCCTGCGTGAGCTCGGATGCATTGGTGGTGGACTCAGCCATGATGGGGGGTTCCTATACGTGAGAGTTGGTCTTCGATCACGTTGGACGCCAGGCCCAATGGTGAAGGGGACGAGCGCCAGGCCCGTCCCCTCCACTATCTCACAATATGAGAACCGTTCTCAACTTCTCTCAGAATGCGTTATGGCGCAGGATCCCGGCGAGGCTGACGCTATCGGCAGGAGCCGTCGCACCCTGCCCGATTGAGCCAACCGGGCGACGTGACGCGAGGTGAGGCTTGCGGGCAAGAAGAGCATCGACGGCCGCGTTAAGCGCGTCCGCGTCCTCGAGGTGAGCGTCATCGAACGGAAGGTCTGACGGGTCAGCGAGGCGGCCCGTCGCTGCCACGAGAGCCGTATGCAGCCGTGCGGCCAGGTCGTCGGCGCGCTTCGCCTTCACGCGGGCGTCGGCGGCCTCCTTGCGCAGCTTCTCGACGTACTCGCGGGGGAACGTCTCGGCGTCGGAGGGATCATCTGATCCGTCGACGTCGACGCCCTCGACGTCCTCGGTGGCGTCTTCGGGGGCGTCAGCCGCAGCGACGTCCTCGGGGGCGTCCTCGGTGACGATCTCAGGTGGAAGATTTCTTCCACCTGCCGTGTCGCGCTCGTCGGTCTCGGTCGTCAGGTCCTCGGTCATCGGTTCCTCCGTCAACTGCTTCTTGGTCATGCTCTCCCCTTCTCAACAGGTACTTGGCTACAGGTGCAGCCCTTGTGCGTCGGCATCGGATGATCGGCGGGCCACACCTGCCCGTCACGCCGCCACCAGTCGCACAGTTGGCACCCGGAGCCGGATACCGAGCGAACCCACCCGGTGACGTGCGGCGACTTCTTGATTCCCTCACTGAAAGCCGTAGACGCCGCGTCGATCGGCTCAGCCCTGGCGAGGCGTTGCACGCGCTCGAGGGTGACGTCAGGGACGGCGAGGATCGTCGCTGCCGCCTTGTGCAACCGGGCGACGTCCCGCGCGTCAGGGACGAGACCCAACGTCGCCACCGGGACGCCCATCTGCTGCATGAGCGTCGCCGCGAGAGACAAGTCAGCCAGAGCGACCGCCCTCGAGTTCGCGCCCGCGATGAACGCGGCCAACAGGTCGACGGCCTCCTCGGTGGAGATCAGTGCTTCCTGCCACGACGTGAAGATCGCCGTGACCTGCTCGGCTGCCTGCTCGCCCAGCGCCCGAATCTGCTCTCGGTACGTCACGACGCTGCCAGCTTCCCAAGGTCGACCGCAGCCGCGTCGAGAGCGTCACCACGACGAGCGGCCCGCACCCGCTCCACCTGCTCAGGACTCATGCCGAGCGTGTCAGCCAGGACGACCGACAGCGGCACGCCGACGCCGACGAGCTTCGCGGCCGCGTCCGCCGCCTGCGCCGGGGTGCGCGTCTCAGGGTTCGCCCACATCGGCTCCACGTCCAGCGTGCGAGGGTCAACACCGTCACGCACAGCGAGCATGAGACGAGCGACCGACGCCCACGCCGTGCCGAACGTCCGGTGCAGCGCGTACGCGCGGGCGACAAGGGAAGCCTCAGCCGAACGGATCGCATCCGCCGACGCGGGCTGGTCACCGTGCAGTCCCAGGTAGTGCGGCGGAAGGCCGGTGAGAGCGCCGATCTGCTGCGTAATGAGCGCGGCCGCGTCGGCGTACCCGTCGAGACGAGCCGCGTCGAACTGCCCGAACTTCGTATCCGCTGCCTCCGACTGCCACACGTCATCGAGAGCGGCGGAGAAAGGCTTGACCGGGTTGCCGTTCTCGTCCTCGATGACCTCGAGGCCCGTCGCCCAGCGGCGAGGACGAGCGTAGAACTCAGACGTCACGAGCATGTCCGAGTTGATCTTGTTCAGCGCGTCCGCCAGGTCGAGAATGTCGGCCATCTCAGACACGCCGTCAACGTCGAGCAGACGACCACGGTTCACGATCGGGACGACCGGGACGACACCGAGCGGGTTCGGGATCGTCTCAGTCACCGTCCAGCCCGTCGAAGGCATCGCGGCCGCGTCAACGATCGTGCCAGGATGCACGAGCACCGTGATCGCGTCGCGCTCGTACAGGACCGCCCGCGCCGTGCTGCCGTCGATCCACCGCTTGAGCGCGGCCGTCACCTCACGCGACGCCGGGTCACGCGTCACAGCCACCTGCAGCGGGCTCTCGACCGTCACGACCGGAGCGCCGGCGGAGTCAGCCCACACGATGACGAACGAACGCCCGTAGGCGAGAGCGTCGACGTGAGCCTGCGCCGATGCTTCCTCCATCCCACACCGACGCCACACGTTCCACAGGTCAGCGTCGGGCTCAGCGTCCACGCCACCGGTACGGAAGCCGGTCAGGCCCAGGCGCTCAGCCAGTGCCGTGACGGCGAGGCGAGGGAAGTTCACCGACACGCGGCGCAACCGGTCGCCCAGCGCCTCGCGTGACTCGGCGGACAGGAACGCCGCGGGCTGCTGCCCGCTCCAGTAGGCGTCGAGCTCGCGGAGCTTCGGGACGGTCGAGTCCAGCTTCTCGCTCAGTGCCTTAATCGTGGTGGTGTTCATCGGAAACTCACAGCCCTTCGTTTGGTCGGCTTGTTGGTGTGGAATGACGCCCGATCGAACGCGATGATCGCTCCGACAGCCGCGTCGATCTTGCGGGGACTGCCCTTCTTGTCCTTGGAAACCAGGTCACCCATCGGCGTTCGCTTCGCCACACAGTGCGCGACGTGCGCGGCCAGGTCCTTGTTGCCGTCATGCGTGACGGTCTGCTCTTGCGTCGCCGTGTAGAGACGATCGGTCGCAGGTGCCATGCGGTTAGCGGCGGCGGTGTTCCACATCAGCACCCGCTTCTCACCGTGACGCGCTGCCCACGCCTCCAGCTCGGAATTCCAACCCCACGGGTCAGCGGCGAGCTCGAGCACGTCGTACTTCTGGAACGCGACGTCGACGGCGTTGCTCACGTCCGCACGCGGAACACGCCAGCGAGGATCGCCAGGGTTCTCCCACAAGCCCTCGACGAACAGGTGCGGGTCGTCCCCGACCGTGCAGCCAATGAGGGCCGTCGAGTCACCCGACGCGGAACCGTCGAACGCGAGGACGACGCGGGCGTTCTTCTCCACACGCCGTTCCGGGTCCGCGAGAGCATCCCAGCTACCGAACGGGAGCCACGACTCGGACCCGCTGACCCACTGGCCGAGACGCAGCTGACGGAACACGGGCTCTCGCAGCGTGCGACGAGCGGACGCGAGGCCGTCACGGCTCAGGAAGTCATCGAGCGCAGGGTTAGCCTCAGCCCACGCCGCTTCGTCGTCGGTGGCGCACCCGTCCGGCGCTTGGAACTCTCGCAGGAAGAACGCCGGGTCATCGCCACGGCGACCGTGCTCGATGAGACGCCACATCACACAGTCAGGCGACGTGCTCGGCGTGGAGATCGCCAGGGTCGTCGACTCGGGCCGCTTGCCCTGCACCGACGTCACGGCCTCCCACACGGCTTCGCTGACGACGTGAAGCTCGTCCACGATCAACAGCGACGGGTCCCACCCGTGAAGCGCGCCAGGGTCAGCCGGTAGAGCGATCATCGTGGCGTCGGTGTGGGGGACGACGATCTTGTCGCTGAAGACCTGCGCCCGCTCGGCAAGCTCGGGGGAGAGCTCGATCATGCGCCTGGCCATACGCAAGGCGATGTTCGCTTGTCGCTGGTCAGAGGCGACGACGAGCACTTCAGCCGACGGCGGGCCGACGAACAGCTCAGCGACCGCGAGTGCCGCCGCCAGGGCCGTCTTGCCGTTCGCTCGAGGGAGGGACACGAGAGCGGTGCGGATGCCGTCAGCGAACGCGCCGGCGACGATCTCACGCTGCCAGGGGCGGAAGCGCATCGGCTCGAGGGCACCGACACCCTTCGGCGTGACGACGTACTCGTCGACGAACCGGATACGACGCTCAGCACGGGCCGTAGTCCAGCCCGAAAAGTCGAGAGGCGCGGCCTCGATGTTGCCCTTTGGGCCTGCTCTCACGCCTCAGCACCCCCTAGACGAGAATCGTTCTCAAATAGTGTCTCACATTCTGACTTGTCATAGGCTCCCGCTTGACTTTTTTCCGCCCCTTCCCCCCTGGTTCGTGCAGCGCCGCGTCGGGAGTTGCACGCGCGACACACGACTGCGACGTCCTCGAGGCGGATGGAGAGGCCTCGTTCTCGTCGTCGCCATGCCTCCGGGGAGTGGTCGGCGGTTAGGTCGTCCACGGCTCCACAGTCGGTGCAAAAGGGTTGGAGCTTGCGTGCTCGTCGGCTGAGTCGATCCCAGGCCGCGTCGTAACCCGCTGCTCGTGATGGTCGGGAGGTTGCTGGTCGTCGGTGCTCGTCGCAGCGGGGGCCGTTCGAGGGTTCGCCACAGTCGAGGCACGGGGTCATGGTCATGCCGACTTCCTTTCGTGCGCCGGATGCGCCGGATGCGCCGGATGCGCCAGTTCAATTAAGGGGGTGGAGGTATCTGGCGCGGCGGTGACCCCGAGGCGTTCCCAAGCGCGAACGAGGGATGCTCGGGTGTAGCCTCTCGGCCCGGTGCGATCGAGGCGAGCGCCGCTGACGCCGTAGCTCTTGTTGAGCATCCGCCCGAACCTTTGGACGGTGAGCGCCTTGCCGTAGTTGGACCCTTCGCCCCACATGTCCGGGTGCTCGAGGATGAGGTTTCGCACGAGGTCAGCGGTCGGCACGAACTCGAGGCCGTGCGGCCAGGTCTCGTAGAGGTGGTTGAGTAGGGCGACGTGCGGGGACTGGACGGCTACACCGTCTTCGATGTCCTGCTCGAGCTGCTGCATGTCCCGGCGAGCCATGTCGTCGACGATGGTGGGCCAGTCGCTACCGGCTGCGACGGCGACGCGCTTGAGCGGACGCCACTTCTCAGCCATGCGGCCGCGTACCCCTTCGGGAAGGTCGGGACGATTCGCGCGCACCTGGTCACGCACCGTCTCGGCCCATGCGGCGAGTCGCCCGCCGAGGTAGAGGGCGCTGTCTTCCATGACCTCCCAGTCTGTTTCGTCTGCGAGGCCGTGGACGTCGGGCATTAGAAGAACGCGGACCGAGCGTGACCGCATGTCTTCGGGGAGGTTGGGGCTGTTACCTGCCATGGCGCACGGTGCGAACGTCGGCATTTCCTTGACGTTCCATGTGCCCTCCTTGCCTGGGACGAGGACGGGCCGCGTGCCGCCGCGCTTGTAGCCGGAGTTGAGAACGGCGACGAGCTCGGCTATGCCGTCCTTCTTGGGGTCGAGGCTTCGGTCTGCTTCGTCAATCAGGACGGTGCGCTGCTCGGCGTCGAGCATTCGGGTAAGCAACGCCGGCGACGACAGGGACGCCATCTGGACGCTGCGTCGCGCTAGGCGCTCGAGGTGTTCGAGGACGGTCGTCTTGCCGCTGCCGTGGACGGGGCTGTCGATGATGAGGCGGGGGGAGGTGTAGCACTCGAACGCGAGGTGCGTGTGTGCGGCCCACAGGGTGAGCAGGTCGAGGTCGGGTTCGTTCAAGACGGTGATGTACCGACCGAACCATTCGCGCACGTCATCGAGGACTGCGCCGGTTTCGACGAACCCCTCCCCTTGAACTGGCGCATCTGGCGCAACTGGCGCAACTGGCGCAAACTCGGCGTCGTCGCTCCAGGGTGACGGCACGGGGCCGTCATAGGTTTCGTTCACGCTGCGCTCTCCTGGTGAGGTAGGGTCGAGCGGAAGCGGGTTACGCCTGCTGCTCGCCGGTCTTCTGCTGCCTGGTTGAGTTCGTCCGTCGTGGCGGTTACGGGGTTCAGACCGCGCCATGACGGATCGGTGTTGCCGGTGAGTCCTGCCGTGACGTAGACCGCCCGTTCGTGGAGTTCCCGCTCCACGGCGGCGGCTGCGTCCGCTTCGTGCGTTCGTGCGTTCGCTTCTTCTGCTGCGGCGAGTCCGGCCCGGAAGCCTTCGTCGTACTTCACGCGGCCTTCGGCCTCCGCGATGTCGAGAAGCTGCTGGAGCGAGAACGTCGTCACTCGCAGCCACCCGCCGCGTACTGCTCCTTCAGCCATGCGTCGACGTCTTCGCGCATGTAGGCGACACGCTTGGCGCCGAGCTTGAACGACTTCGGCCCGGTGCCCTGGTGCCGCCAGTAGCGGAGTGTGCCGGCAGGGATCCGAAGCATCTCGGCGGCTTCGGCTGTGGTCAGGATCGTGTGCGTCATCGGACGTCCTCTCTGACGGTAACCGATGGTCGGTTAACCGATATTAGAATAATACCGGTAACGTTGGGTCTGTCAACCGATGATCGGTTACGCTGGCTCCGTGAGTGAATGTGAGTGCCGTCCTCCTGGCGCGCAGCCCCTGCCGGGTTCTGGTGTCGTCCGCGAGACCGTGGCCTCGATTCCTGCGACCTTCGCGCGGAACGTTCGACGCCGGAGAGAAGCGATCGGCGTACCGCAAGGCGTGGTCGCCGGTATCATGTTCAGCTATGGTTTTCGCACCTGGCGGCAGACGACCCTCGCGAAGGTCGAGGCGGGCGAGCGGGCGGTGAAGCTCGACGAGGCATTCGCGCTCGCGGAGATCTACGCCATCTCGCTCGACGACTTGTTACGCGACTGTGGCGTCGAAAGAGTCGACGGTAATATCGCCAAGGACGTCTCGAGGCGGTATCACCCGTCGCGGCGGGGGATGTAGTCGTGATTTCGTCCCACATCGACGACCGCTGGGTCGTCGAGCGTGACGGCGAGAAGGTTCGCACCGACCGCTACGGCAAGGGCAAGCGGTACCGTGCGCGCTACCGGCCCGAGCGGGGCGGGCGGCAGTTCTCGAAGGCGTTCGACACGAAGCGCGACGCGAAGGCGTGGCTTCACGCGAAGGCGAACGAGGTTGCGGTCGGGTCGTGGGTTCCCCCCGACCAGGAACGGTTGACGGTCGGGCAGTGGTGCGAGAAGTGGCTTGAGGGCTACTCGTCGCGGAAGGCGTCAACGTATCGGCAGGCTGAGACGCACGTTCAGATCATCCGCGCGACGTTCGAGGACAAGCCGGTCCGGTCGGTGAAGCCATCCGACGTGAACGCCTGGGTCGCCGCGATGCAGAACGACGGGCGCGCTCAGAGCTACGTCTACGCCGTCTACAGGCGATTCGCGCAGATCATGGGAGACGCCGTTCACGACGGCCTGATCCCACGTTCGCCGTGCTCACGTCGAACGGCACCATCGCAGGGACAACAGCGCCCCTACGTCGCCACCACAGCGCAGGTATGGGCGCTGCATGATGCGTTCCCCGAGCATCTGCGCCCGGCTGTGTTGCTCGCTGCCTTCGCCGGTCTGCGTCTCGCTGAGTGCGTGGGGCTGCGCGTCGATGACGTGGACTTCGAGGCGGGCGTCATCGCGCCGGCGGTGCAGTACCCGGCCGAGCCGTTGAAGACGGACTACTCGCGTACGCCCGTGCCTGTGCCGTTCGAGCTGGTGCGGATTATTCCGCGTGAGGGTGAGCACGTCGTGACGAGCGAGTACGGGCGCCAGTCGTCGCCGTGGGCCGTCGAACGGGCGATGCGCGCGGCACGGGGGAGCGTGGACGGGCTGCCGGAGGGGTTCAGGTTCCATGACCTGCGGCACTACTACGCGAGCTTGTTGATCGCTGCGGGCCTCGACGTGAAGGTCGTTCAGGCGCGGATGCGGCACAAGAACGCGACGACGACGCTCAACACGTATGGGCATCTGTGGCCGGACAAGGACGAGACCGCCCGTTCGGCCGTGGCGGCTGCCATGACGAACGGACGGTCTGAGTCCCTACTGAGTCCCGAGGGGTCGTAAACCCGCGTGATTGCTCAGATGTCGTAATACATCTCGAACTCGTGCGGGTGCGGACGGAAACGAATCGGGTCGATCTCGTTCAGACGCTTGTACTCGATCCACGTCTCGATGAGGTCCTCCGTGAACACGTCACCCTCGAGCAGATACTCGTGGTCGGCCTCGAGCGCGTCGAGCACGTCACCGAGCGAACCCGGAACCTGCTGAATGGCCTCGTGCTCCTCGGGCGGCAGCTCGTACAGGTCCTTGTCGACCGGCTCCGGCGGCTCGATGCGGTTCTTGATGCCGTCGAGGCCCGCCATCAGCTGCGCCGCGAAGCACAGGTACGGGTTCGCCGACGGGTCCGGGACACGGAACTCGACACGCTTCGCCTTCGGCGATGTGCCCGTGATCGGGATACGCACGCACGCGGAACGGTTGCGCGCGGAGTACACGAGGTTCACCGGCGCCTCGTAACCCGGTACGAGACGGTGGTAGGAGTTGACCGTCGGGTTCGTGAACGCGAGCAGCGACGGCGCGTGCTTGAGCAGACCACCGATGTACCAGCGAGCGATGTCCGACAGGCCACCGTAACCACGCTCGTCGTAGAACAGCGGCTCGCCGTCCTTCCACAACGACTGGTGCGTGTGCATACCCGAACCGTTGTCGCCGAACAACGGCTTCGGCATGAACGTCGCCGAGCGTCCGTTCTGGAACGCGACGTTCTTGATGACGTACTTGAACTTCATGACGTCATCACCCGACTGCAGCAGGGTGTTGAACTTGTAGTTGATCTCCATCTGACCGGCCGTGCCGACCTCGTGGTGGCTGCGCTCGACCTCGAGGCCGACCTCGTGCAGCTTCAGCACCATCTCGTCGCGCAGGTCGGCGAAGTGGTCGACGGGCGGGACGGGGAAGTAACCTCCCTTGTACCGGGTCTTGTACCCCAGGTTGCCGCCCTCTTCGACGCGGCCCGTGTTCCAGGCCGCCTCGATCGAATCGATGTAGTAGTAGCCGGCGTTCTGCTTCGTCTCGAAACGCACGTCGTCGAAGACGTAGAACTCGGCCTCGGCGCCGAAGAACGCCGTGTCGGCGATCCCCGTCGACTTCAGGTACGCCTCGGCCTTCGCCGCGATGTTGCGCGGGTCGCGCGAGTACTGCTCGCCCGTGAACGGGTCGACGATCGAGAAGTTGATGATGAGCGTCTTGTACTCACGGAACGGGTCCAGGTAGGCCGTCTGCAGGTCCGGGATGAGCTTCATGTCGGACTCGTGGATGGCCTGGAAACCGCGAATGGACGAGCCGTCGAACATCTGGCCGGTCTCGATCGCCTCAGCGTCGAAGCTCTCGGCCGGGATGTTGAAGTGCTGCATGACGCCCGGCAGGTCGCAGAAGCGGATGTCGACGAATTTGACGTCCTCATCCTCGATGAACTTCACGACCTCTTCAGCGGTCTTGAACAT